TGTTTTTAAATTTTTTATTAATTTTTAAAAAAACCAATTAAAATTTTTTTCTCTTTAGCATATATATGCTAATGTCCGCTAACGAAAAAACAGTAAAAATGCAAGTCTGTTCAATATGTGACGTAAAATGCTCTAATACTTATGATATGAAGCGTCATTTGTTGACAGCTAAACATTCAAAAAAGGCCGAAAATGCTAAAAATGCTAACGAAAATTGCAAAAATGGCGTAAAAATGATTTTACAGCCTGTATCGTATCATAATTGTGGGTGTGGGAAGCAATTTCTGCATGCATCGTCTTTATCCAGGCATATAAAAACATGTGCGCCTTCAGCGCCCGCAATAACAAGCATGGATAAGCTAACAGATGTTATCTTACACTTGGCAAAACAAAATCAGGAATTCAAGGATTTGTTAATGGAACAGAATAAAAAGATAGGAGAGCTCTCACAAACAGCTACTATGACACAGATTAATAACAACACCACCAATCATAACAAATTTAATTTAAATGTGTTTTTAAACGAGACATGCAAAGATGCTATGAATATCATGGATTTTGCGAATTCACTAGAGATAAAAATGAAGGAGTTAGAAGATGTAGGAACGCTTGGATATTCCACAGGAATTAGCAATATTATTATTCGGGGATTAACAGAATTGGAAGTTCATCGAAGACCGATTCATTGTAGTGATTTAAAGAGAGAAAGCATGCATGTAAAAGACCAGAATATATGGGCGTTAGACAAAGATAAATCCTTGTTACAGAGCGCCATTAAACGCGTAGCTAGGAAAAATATATTGAAAGTGCAGGATTGGAAACAGGCGAATCCAGAGTATTCTGACATAAATTCTAAGGCAATGGATACCTATTCCAAGATTCTAATCGAGGCTACAGGGTCATTTGAGAAAGAGGACAAAGAGAGAGATTTTGGAAAAATAGTAAGGGCCATTGCCAAAGAAGTGATTATCGATAAATATTCATTATAAAGAAAAATTGAAGAACTATCATCTCTCTTTCAAAGAGAGACATAGACCTTATTATTGCAATGGAGAACCAAGAACAGATTCCCTTGTCAAAGATGACTGGCTTACTGCGCCGACAATTGGTTGTTGGACAATCTTATACAGTGGTTAAGAAAAGCGAACCTTTTAGTAGATGGAATCTAGTATATAGGGGAGATGGAAAAGAGATATACCCGGAATTTCCTGAATACCATAATATGGCTACAGCATTCTTTGGAAATGAATCCCCGCCTTGTAATACTTATATGAATTTACCGCCGAAGGAATGGTTATATCTTACAGAGGAAAACCTGATTCCAAATATAAATGAAGAACAGCATGATAAATATATTCCTATTATACATAATTTTATAAAAAATAGCAAATTATAAAATAGTAAGAAATATAAAATATTTTGATATAGTATCATGAATAGTATAATAACAAAGTATAGTGGTCTTCTATTTCTTATTTTTGTATTTATCATATTATTTTCTATTCTATCCAGTCTTCCCAATTCGTTTTATATGAAAGGACAAGAGTATGAGAGAGAAGGATTTTTAGGACAATATCCGGCTTCAGAAAATGGACCACTATTAAGAGATAGTTTCAAATATACCGGCACAAAAACGGTAGCCAATAATAGCAGTTATACAAACTGGTGGAGATTTCCTATTTTTTCCTTGGGTTCTTATACGCAAATCACAAATAATTTGAGATATCGTAGAAACCCTGATGATGGGGAATGTGTTAGACCGGACTTTTGTCAGGCATTGTATAAAGATGCTCAGAATAAAACGAATGTTTCAAAACCGTTGCCACCTGTCCCCTCTGTTGATGGACAAACCCGTGTCAACTATTACAACACTCCTTTCAATCTGTCACCTCAAAGAGGATATCAGCATTAGAATAAAGATATATAGATATAAATAAAAATTGAACTAGATTCTATAGAATTCAAATACTTGTATTCTATAGAAGAGCATGTCAGAAAAAGACGAAGATAAATTGGCAGCATTGAGAAGGGATTTGGCAGCCCTTCAGGCAAAAATGGACGAATATGAAAAACAGAGAACAAAGAAAGTGCCGAATAATATCATTGTAAAAACAAAAAAAAGTCGGTGTTCTATTATGTAATAAAATATATTATTCTATCATCTTGTCGTTATACCTTGAAATACAATTATGCAAATACTTTTTTGAACATATCTAACGCCTTTTCTTTCTGAACTGAATAATCACAGATTGGCTTACCATATTTTACAGTTGGATATTTTTTATATGTATCATACCAGATATGAATATCTTTTGCCAACACTTCTTCCAATTCAGGTATCCATTTTTTAATATACTCCGCATCAGGATCACACGTATCTGATTGAGACCACGGATTAAATATGCGAAAATAGGGTTGCGAATCCGCACCACTAGATGATATCCATTGCCAATTACCATTATTAGAGGCGGGGTCATAATCAGTGAGCTTAGTAGCAAAGTATTTCTCTCCATGCCTCCAGTCAATAAGTAATGTTTTGGTCAAAAAAGAGGCCACTATTAATCTAGCTCTATTATGCATATATCCAGTTTCATTCATTTGTCTCATACCTGCGTCTACAACAGGAAAACCTGTCATTCCCTTCGTCCATGCATCAAACCATTTCGCATTATGATGCCATTTTATTTTTGAATAACTTGATTTCATCGCTTTTCCCAATACATAGGGGAATGAATATAAAATACCTGCATAAAATTCCCTCCAATAAAGCTGACGAATCAATTCTGTATTACCTTTCCATGCCTTATGCGCTTCTCTTATTGAAATACAGCCAAACTTAATAGCGGCCGAAAGCAAACTAGTATGATAGGATAGGGTCCCACGAGTTGTAACATAATTCTTTTGTGTTTTCACAGCAGACTTAAGTTGTTTCAAAGCCTCTGGTCTAGAACCTTGAACTAGTAAAAATTCATTCCCTTTATAGAGTTTCCCAAAGACCTCTTTGAGAGATAAAGTATTCAATGAATTTTTACTAGTTACCAGGTGACTAGAAAACTTGATTTTTTTACTAGGAGCCACATCTGGCACTGCTATTTTAATGGCGGCATTGTAATAGGGTGTAAATTTTTTATAGGGTTCTCCAGACCCATTTAGAATAGTTCCTGGAATATGTAAATAATAATCATGTGCCAATTCACATGGAATTCCTTTTGTTTTACATAAGTGAAGCAACTCCTCATCTCTCTTTAAGGCATATGGACTATAATCAGCATTGAAACATAGATAATCTATTCCAAGTGCCTGTATACACTGTTTTATAACAGTTGTTGTATTGCCGTAAAAAAAAAGAAGACGGCCACCCATTTTCTTAATATCTTCTTCTAATCCAGCTAAACTTTCCAACATAAACTGAATTGCGTTATCAGATTTATATGGATTTTTACTAGTTACTTGTTCTGGAGTGAAAATAAATACAGGCGTTATTTTTTTACATTGAGAATTCGCAAGTAATAATCCAGTATTATCTACCACTCGGAAATCTCTATGAAATAAAAATAGTCCATGTTCATACATTGTATATAAATGGTATTCTTATAAACTATAGATATAATTTATAAGAAGAATCTTCTTTATTTTTTCTATTTCTATATTATGTCTTATAAAAAAATTAGAGAACCTAGAAAAAATCTAGGATTACCCACTGGTTCACTTAGTCTTAGAATTCCAACTGAAGAAGAAGTTGGAAGAAACACAAGAATATTTCAGGAAAGGTTGGCTAAAATGATTAGAGATGCTGATATAGCAGTTGATGAACGAGACAGATTAAGGAAAGACGAAGAAACATTTATTAAAAATTATGAGTATTTATTTGGAGCAACCGACCCCGAAGTTATAGCGAGAGAAAAAACCGACCCTAGTGAAAAGTATAGATTTTATACTTCACCTGAATCAACAGACATTAGAAAATATTTTGATAGTTTTCGAACACAAAAAATGTTGCAAGCAGCATATAATGATCCTAATAAATTACCTCTGGAGCAATTGACTATTGAAGGTGACGCATTTAAAGCTTATTATGCTGAAGCATTAAGACGAGAAGAACGAGCACGACAAGACAAATTAGAAAGAGAACAATTAGAAAGAGAACAACGACAATTAGAACAACAACGACGACAATTAGAACAACGACAACAACCACAAGCAAATAGAACATGGTTTGGATATTTATTAGGATATCCAAAAAATAACCCATCTGGTGGAAGAAAAACTCCTAGAAAAAGAAAATTAGCAAGTCCTAGAAAATCGAAAAAAAGAAAACACATAAAGAAAAAAGAAAAAAATCTATAAAATAATGGTATCTTTTGTCTCATCGATAGACTCTGTTCTAACCTTAATGACCTGCAATCGTTTGCCAATTAAACATCCAGTAGATACCTCTGTTTTTCCACTTAAGGAATTACTTCGTTTCTTAGGAGCCCTGTGCTCACAACCAATCACTCTCTCTTTCTCTATGAGGGACCAGACTTCAGCCAATATGCCAATATTATTTTTAAACCATTCTCGGTTGCGTTTAATTAAAACGCAACTCAGCTTCTCCAACCTCCAGTAAATATTCCTTATCCATGTATATCCTTGCCCTTCGTATAAAGCCATCTGTTCCTGTTCCCATACTTCGTCAAACTCTTTTTGGTCCATTTGCAATGGCTTATAAATATAAAGGGGCTTACCTTGTCTATTCGAGAAATAAAGAATGATACCTTTTCTCTCTTCCTTTTCTGAGGTTAAAAAAGAGCCATCTTTATTAAAATCCGTGTATGATTCATATTCCATAAACTTGGTCTCTAGGAAATCGCATTCATCCAAATCACAGGTCTCCATTTGAAGTTGCATTTGAATCCAGTATTCCTTTTTAGGAATTCCGTTGATTTCACGATTCACAATATTTTTGATTTCTAACATGCGACCATATCGAGGTAAATCAGGGTTTGTCATAATACCATCTGGTGAAGCTCCTAAAAATTTATAAGTGTCATGCTGAATACATCCATATTCGGAGACCTTGGTTTTAAATATGTCTTCATACAATAAAGTGGAAACCGGCTCATATTTTTGACCCCAATGCAAAGTGCTATTCAAATTAACAGAACCACTATTCCTATCTTCTAGGACCAGAGGTTGACATTTCTCATAAATAAGCTGATTCTTTGAACTCACAGTATCAAATGCTTTATGTGCGCTACTCGCTGTAATTAAATTATACCGATATTCATACCAGGCTTTTGTTCGCTGTTCGTGCTTTGGTTTGGAATCCAACTTCTTTAGTTTTTCAGCAATTATATAAGAATCTGACTCAATAGCGTATGAAGTTTGTGGCATAATTTGGTCTACAAATAACTGATATACGATTTCCAGGAATTCATCTAGTTCGTCAGTCCAGAACTCTTTGTCATACCAATAAGGTCCACTGGTTTCCTCTATAGACTCTATAAATAGGTCTTTTACTTCGTCTAATAAAAATTCTTTGAAATCTGGGTCTGACGTAACTAATGGGTCTTCTTCAACATAAGAGTGCATCAATTGAAGACATGTTTCTACGCAATCAACTGTAAAATCTTCGTTGTCAAATAATGGTGGACTCTCTTCTGGTATAAGCATATCTAGGTCATGAATCATTATATAGTTTATTATAATTATATAATGATATAGGTTTATATTCTATTTTGAGTTTATATTTCTTCTTCTATAGGTTTGTTTTTTTCCAGTACGTTTTTTGGAGATTCTTCTTCTTCCTCTTGTTATTCCTTTTGTTATTCTTCTTTTTCTTCTTGTTCTTCTTCCTCCTGAAGGAACTTGTACTTCATAATATATAGAACCATCTGAAATATTTTCTTTAGTAAGAGTTGTTTCTTTTCCATCACTATTTTCAAAATGTACCAAATAATAATCTTCATCGCTAAATATTTTTTTAAATTCTACGTTTGTAACTTTACCAATAAACAGTTTTGTTCCATTTTCATATTTGAGATAATATTCTCTAGGTAAAAATGTTCCATAGTTATTTTTGTCATAATGATTTATAGGAAGGTCCTTATTATAAAAGTCTGTTATTGAACCAATACGTCTCTCCATCATTTCGGTTGTAGTAGGTTTACTTTTGAAAGGATTTTTTTCTTTTAAAAATGTTCTAACATCACTGAAAGTTCCTTGGGTCCTATTAGAGAGGTTTCCATTTATTAATCCTTGTCCTTGTTCAACAAGCCCAGACGCTTTTTCCTTTAATGACCCGGCGACCCCAGACGCATTTTCCCTTAATGAACCAGAAAGGCGATTCCATAAACCAGACATATACTTTATTAAAGCAGTATATTATAATTTTCTATTCTAGCTCCTCATCAGAATCTTGTCCCTGATTAGAAACAATATTTTTAGCGGTTCCGGTTTTCCCCTTCTTTGGAGGCAAATTTCTCAAAGTAGAAACTCTCTTATCTACATTTTTCAAGGTAAAATGCTTATTCCCCTTTGTATAAGTGAGCGCAGGAATATCGGTGATTAGCCCTGTTTCCTTATCATATATCACATCCTTTACGCGTTGAATTCGTTTCTTATCCAAACAATCCTTTAGAAAAGCAATGAGTATCCCGGATTCTTCCTCTGTCAATTCCTGTTTTAATGAATAGGTTTCAGCAAATTGTAATAGTTTCTTTGTTTTCACCGTTTTATCGAGCTTATTCCACGGTTCGGCTTGATTCGAAATCTTATTGTCCTCCAAAAATTTCTCCAAATTGGAAATACTATCACTTATTTTTATCTCTTGTGTTGGCACACCATGTAAGAGCATAGATTTATATTGAATTGATTTTAATTCTGGACAGGACATAACTATCTATTGTTATTATAGTATATGTACAAAAGAGTTTAACTTGATTTTATAATATATAATAAAATAATATGGAACAAAGTGAGTGTAAAAAGGTGGATATTATGGGCACTGGAAATAGATATCTTATGAAAAAAGTAATGAAGGTGCCACCGATAGTGCATAAGAGAAAAGAAATGGAAAAGAATAAACTGCCTGATGAGTTCTTTACGGTAGAAGCTCAACTGCAAATGATAGACGGGTTATACAAGAATAATGCAGAGATAGATAATTATGATTTAATAAAGGGGCAGGTTTTAAAAAAGCTACAGGGTTATAAATCGCAAGATTCAATTAAAAAGCTATATAATGCTGAAAAATTTATAACCTATGAAGGTATTTTAAAAGAACTATATGATTCCCAAATGTTGTGTCATTATTGTAAGCAACCTATGTTCTTATTGTATGAATTAGTGAGAGAACAAAAGCAATGGACCTTAGACCGCATCGATAATTATCAGGGGCATAATGAAGATAATGTCGTGGTATCATGTTTAGAATGTAATTTAAAACGAAGGAGAACGAGCAAGGACGCATTTACCTTTACCAAACAATTGCATATTGTAAGGGAAGAATAAATAAGGATAAATTCTATATTTTTATTGAACACAATATATTATGGAATGGAAATGGTCATATGGACCCCCTTATGAAAAAAGCGGAAGACGAATTAATAAACCTCATAATAATAATGATAATAACAATATTTATAATAATGATACCAATACTAATACTGATAATATTAATAAAACCATTGCCTTATCAGCCCAAAACCAAAGTCTTCTATCAGAGAATGATATATGGAGATTAGATGTTCCTGTTACGGATTTTATAAGGACAAACAAGAGAGAAGAGACGTATAATAAAATGTCGGAGCGGGAATTAGTCTGTCAAACTGGGCAAAATCCTTTCTTACCAAATAACAATTATGTAGAGGATATCCTTTCTCACGAACAGTTTATGAAACCTGCGAATACTTATACCAATGATAAATGATAAATGACAAAAATAAAAATAATAACCTAGTATATTTATATAAAATAGAATATAAATATACTTTGATAAAAATACTATTACATGGCAGCTTCGCAGATACGTATCAAAATTTTTTCTAGTTTTTCCACGAGTCAAAACGCAAAAGAAGTATATGAAAGATTATGCGAAACACACTTGATGAAAAATTATGGCCCTGATAAAGAACTCTATATCACAAATGATGATGATTATACACATGTGATTATCATGAATACTGCTATGCCAGAATTAAAGCCTAATTTTCCAAAAGCAAATGTGGTCGGTCTAGCATTTGAACCACCCGAGTATCTAGGTATAACAAAAGAGTTTTTTGAGTATGCTATACAAAACATTGGTAAGTATAGAATCGGTTGCAATAAATATTTACCGCCTGAAATCTTCATAGAAAAGCAAGCGTTTATGTGGCATATTACTCCACCTACTAGTGTTCCTAAAAAATCAAAGACAATGTCGCTTATATTAAGTGATAAGAAGAATGTCACTGGTCAACAGTATAGACATAAGCTGGTAGAAGAGATTATAAAATATAATTTACCCGTGGATATTTATGGCAAAGGTTCTAATCAATATCAGAGTATTGTGGAACAAATTGCCGATGCTACTATAAACCCGTGTATAAAAGGAGAATTTACAGATTTAGAACCTTATGAAGATTATTATTTCAGTATTTGCTGTGAAAATTTTCAACATAATGATTATTTATCAGAAAAGGTAATCAACCCGCTTTTATGTTCTACAACTCCATTATATTATGGATGTAAAAATATCGAGACCTATTTTCCCGATAATGTAATTTCCTTAACAGGTTATGCTGAATTTGATATTTTAATGATTATTGACATCTTGGACGATCCTATGAAATATTATAAGAAGATTGACCTAGATACGGTGAAGTTTAGTGTGAATCTATTAAAAAACATTGATACATTATTCACCTAATTTTTGACAAAAATAGAGTGAAACCCGATATTTATTTTTTGGTCATTTTGTAAAGGTATTTCTATTTTCTCGACAAAAAGTGTTTCTATATCAATGATTACAATATAATTCATTGTCTCATTATAGGCAAAAGTTAGTAAGTGAGGTTTATTTTCAATATAGATTAATGCTGGTTCTCCACATATACGTATATCAGTAAATAGTATTTTATTAACAATTTTAAGACCATCACATATAACAAATCCGTTCATAACAAAGTTATCAATATTTCGTAAGACAATAAGATTATTTTTATTTACTTTAATAGGGAAATCTAAATCATATGTTTCTAGTTCTGGATTTCTTTCAATCGTCATAGTATTCGTTTTTTTATGAATGGTTATTTTTCGATAATTTCCTTTTATGGCAAGCCTAGAAAAGTCTAGGTCATCATATAAGGAAGCAAATATCTCGATAGTTTCATCCGTCTCTTTATAATCGGCGTAATGAAATATATAAAACCCTTTGTCATATTCTATCGTATTTACAGTGTCTCTTGTTACTAGATGTATTTTTGTTTTCTTGTCTTTATAAAATGTGATGGGTAATTTAAATGATAACAGTTTGTGTATATCTAACAAAATAGGCGATTCTGTCACAATAAGAGAATCAGGTAACATCAAAAAATCGTGTATAATAGGTAGATATTCGGTTTTAATCACTGTTTTGTATAACATTTTGAAATCATAAGATAGCGAATAATAATAAATGCATTTTTCTGCCACATTATAATCGATAGTTTTAATTTTATTGTTTATATATTTAGTATGTCCTGAAAAGTGTGTAGAGGATAAATCTTTGAAATTAATTTTTTCTATGGTTTTGACGAGCTTGTTAACAAAATCAACTTTGATTAAATATGGATTATCTCTCTCAAACATCGCATATATATTATTATTGATTTCTAACAAAGCTGTATTAGCTAAGCCCATCATATTTGGAAATAAGTTTAAAAAATGCAGGCAATGAAAAATGACGCCAGATAAAATGCTATTGGGCGCTACTCCGTGTTCTTCTTCATATACTATTTTTTCTGTGCGAACATAGTGCTTAATATAAGTGAGATTTCCTTTGTCAAAGAAAATACCTTGAATAACGCCATTTCCGGTAAATAATTCGTAGAGAGAAGAGACCGCTGATACGTTAATATCAGGACCAATGAGACCAAAGAATCCGTTAATTTTTTCTGCCCTGCTCTCTTTTGGAAGAACCATAGACTGATGTATTTCTTTATTAGATAGCTTGAATGGCTTTCCAAATCGTATGTGTAAAAAGGCTGATGCGAATTGGAAAAATAAGAATAAACAGGAGATTATGAGTTTCATAGTATAATATAGGTAATTATATCTATATTATAATTAATTTAGTTACTTCCATAAGTGGCGCTAAAGCCGTTATTATTATTATTATTATTATTAGATCCATAGATTGGCATAGTTGTGCCTTTTTTAGCACTTCTGCCAATGATTTCAAACATGACTATTCCTGCTACTAAAAATAGAATAAAAGGCAACAATACTAGGAACCATGAAATACCGGTATATCCCTTGCTACATAAGAAATTCAAGAACCAAGTCCAAAACATGATAAAAATTACTTTCACTAATAAGGATAAGGGTTGAAACTCATAAAAAACACCCATGATTGTGCCAATAACAGCTATAACAACGTAGATCATAGCGGGTGTGCATAGAGATGATAAGCTAAAGCTAGAGCTTGATGCTGAAGGCGTTCCGGATAATGAGTCCATATTATATTATATAATGAATAGAAAAAATTTATTCATTATACATTATCTCTTTTACATTTTTACATTTATCGCTTGGAACGGGATGCTACTTCTAAAGCGAGAATAGCTACTACCGCCAAGAGAAAAAATGGTAAGAGGACCAAGAACCATGAAATACCAGTGTATCCCTTGTTGCACAAGAAGTTCAAGAACCAGGTCCAGAAGAGAACCCAAAGGATTTTCACCATGATGGACATGGGCTGGAATTTAGTGAAAATAGCAATGACAATGGAAATAGATGCTAAAACAAAATATATCATGGCGGGAGTGCACAATTTGGAGATAGACATTCCTTTCATTATTATATTATATATATACAATATTTTTTATTTTTTATTTTTGCTAAATAAGATAAAAAGTATTTAAAAACGAATCGAGATAAACAATAAATGTCAGGATTAGGATATAAAACGCAGAATGAGTTATTACTAAATAACTTGATGGAATACTATAAGAAGGATGATAATTTGAGTAAAATGCTAAAAATCATTACTGGTGAATCTAAAATCTCGTTAAGAATCGTCGATTGGTTCGCCACTAATTACGCTAAAAAATATTATACACTTTATCCTATTACGGATTCGTTTGGAAATGTGAGACGCTTTAAGGTGTATGTAGATTACAAGTTGAAGCTAAAAGCTTACAGCAAAAAAAGATTTGACCCGTTCTGCAGGTGGGAACGCATAAGCATTCCTTACAAAGACGGAACTTATATTGAGACCACAATAGGCCAATTGAACTTTTTCAAATGGACAATGGAAAACGAAGTTGTCAAATATATTGAAGAGCATTATGATGCGATAGAAAAGGATATGAATAATCGAAATAGCACGGCAAAGAGGAAGGAACCTGTCACAGACCCTGTTAACATTGTAGTAACAAATGCAACATCAAACACGATAATTAATAACAAGACGAGAAAGAAGCGGGAAGAGTTGTCAGTATCGGCCACCAAGAGTATTAAGAAAGAGACCGTAGAAATCGTGGTGCAGTTTCATTAATGAGACGGGGAATGGTGATATTTATGGGAATGACAAATAATATGTTAAAACAACATAAAAATAAAATAATAAATAAATAAAATGGAAAAAACAGATGAAGAAATAGAATGCGAGATTGAGAAAATGCATAATATGTTTCCAAACGCGCAATTTGAAGTTGCGATTGACATTGGAGAAATAGATAATTTAATAACAGATAAACAGTTTATAATAGTTAAAAATACTTATAATTGTTATTGTTACGATAATTGTAAAAAAATTACAGATTATTTCAATATAAAAGGTGAGAATATTACAAATCGTTATGTTATAGAACAACTTATAGAGCAAGGATTACATCTGGATTGCAACCATCATTTTTTAGAAGGATTTTATAAAACAAAGGATTCTGATAATCAGTTTGAAATATGCGTTGGGTCTTAAATTAGTAATAATTCTCATATTCTCCATTTTCACACAAATATCTATTTTTAGGTTTATCACTATTCTTGACTTCTTCAATTGTATCACATAATTTTTTTAGCCAATCGTAAGTATCATAAAATACATCTTCTTGTAACAACCTAATAACTGAATATCCGTTATTATTTGCACATTCTTCTTTGAATTTATCATTTTCAAATTGTTCTTCTGGTGATGACCAATTTGATATTTGTTTGAAATGCTGTAAGCCATCTAATTCAATAATAATTTTATATTCCGGAATACAGAAATCAAATGGTAGGGGTTTTTCATTCTTACACCAGTCTTGTTTAAACTGTGCTATTAATGAGGGATATATGCTTTGCATATTATTAAATACTTTTCCTTCTGTTTTATTTAGACAGAGAGGACATCCGCTTCCTTTTATGTGATGATAAGGAGTTTGTTCAAATTCTCCATGTTTCTTACAAATAATTATAACTTTATTGCTATTTCTAATATATTGGACTTTTGAATAATCATATGTTTCTCCGTGTTCATTAAACGCTTTTGTAATAAAATCGTTATTTGTATGGCGTAATAAAATTCCGGTTCTTTCGCATCCACAGTTATTACAACCTGACCCTTGTATATGTAGTGCAGGGGTTTGTTCAAATTCTCCATGTTTTTTACAAATAATTATAATTTTATTATAAATACCAGTATATTGAACTTTTGAATAGTCATATGTGTCCCCGTGTATTTCTGTTGATTTTTGTATAAATTCGTTCTGTGTATATTTTTTATTTTCACTTCTTAATTTTACGCCACATATATTACATCCTTGCTTTCTTAGAATGTGATGATGAGGCGTTTGTTGAAATTCACCATGTTTCCTACATATAATAATAACTTTTGCTCTTGCACCTTTATATTGAACTTTTGAATAGTCATATGTATCTCCATGCACTTCTCTTGATTTTTGTATAAATTCATCAATATTACCTCTTTGTTTTGCACTACCGTCTATATAAGAACATTTTATACAATTCTTACGCATTAAATGTGAGCCAGGAAGTTGTTGAAATTCACCGTGTATCTTACAAATTATTGTAATTGTATGTCTATTAGTTATATATTCAACCTTGGAGTAATCATATCTGTCTCCATGTATTTGGTTTGCCTCCACTATAAATTGTTCGGTTGTTTTTTTTTTCATTAAACCTATATAACTAAGATAACTATATTATATAAATTTTATATTCAATTTTTTATGCCATAACATAAGCGGGTAAAATGTATATAAATCTATAACTGACTGCTTTCGCTTTCAATAACAATAGCAGAAAACAATATAAAGAAATGTTAACTATTATAGTATAGATGCTGAAAAGAATGGACATTGTTAAGCTATTTAAGGCAAATCAGGGTAGAGATTATGTTTTTCATGAGTGTGGTCCTCTTCATAAAGGGCTAAACATGTTTTTGGATGATGTTGATGAAGAATTTTTAATGACAAAAGATGATATGTATAACAATAAGAATATTTGTTACAATATAGATGCTGAATATGATGGAAACACAGAAACTATTGCAAGTGATTTATATAATTCTGATAATTTTGTTATAGATTTAGATAATGTGTGGGAATGGTTAGGATTTACTCAAAAGGCAAGAGCTAAAAATGTTCTTATTAAAAATTTTGAGAAAGATAAGGATTATAAGATATTTTCAGGAGAAGCGTTAAGTGAAATGGAAAAGAAAGGACGGGGGGGTCATAATAAAGAAGTCATCTTGATGAATGTTAAAACATTTAATTTTTTATGTTTAAAGGGTGATACTGAAAAATGTCATAAAATTCAAAAATATTATTTAAAATTAGAAAGACTAGTTATTAATTCATTGAAAGAAGAATATAAAGCAATGTTAAATAATACACAGGTTGAAGATAACCTATCCATTTCATTAAAAAATTGAAACCTTATTTACATAAACAAATAAACCATAATCATAGTAAGAACAATGTCATACGGGAATCATCCTATTATCACTAGTGCCATCACGGCTACCTTTCCCGAATACTCTTTCATAGAAAGAGAGCATTACCGTGAATGCGTGTTTCACTTATATGAAACCACGAGTGATCCCAACTTACTAACACTTGAAGAAAAACAGATCACTCATTTCCTAGCCATCTTGTTTCATTTTCCAGACGATAAGTTGAAAAAACCGGTTATGAGTATAGAAATAGAAGTGCTTCGTAAAACAGCCATCCTATCAGGGAAGACCATTTTGCAAAGGGTAACCGAGATAGCAAGAATGCTGAGAATTCCCAAACTTATTATAGAAGACAACGCCGAACTAGAGTTTACTATGGAAAGAATAATTGGTAATTGCGTAGAAGAAGGTAGAAACATAAGGAAACGACTTATTAATGAGAGCAATCAATTAGCCTGGACTATGGTAAGAGTAAAAACAATACCATTAAGCCCATTGCTTATTCTGTGCGGAGAACCTGCATATTATGCTGGTCAAGGCTTCCTTTTAGAAGAGCAAGAAGAGATAGATGAATATAACAAGTCGCAAGTAGAAAAAACAATTAGAGAGATGGCACTCAGTTCCATTTGGCCTGGATTTAATACGAGTGGTATGGAAGACCAAGAAAAACCTCTTAAGTGCTTAGATGGATATTGGGACCAACCCATTCGTGTATTCTTTCAACATGTGAAACAGATTTTGAAAGCTGGCATAATAGCAGAGATGAACTTTGACTTTATTAAACAATTTATAGAAGACCTTGTTAAATGTGGATTTATTCGATATGAGAGAATTGTGCCTTTAACAAAATGGACAGTAGAATTAGAAGATATATAATATGCTATTATTTATCATATTATATTTTATTTTTTTTTCATTTTTTTCATTTTTAAATAGTAACCCTATTGTTAGACAAATCACTCGTAGTATGAAGAGGCACTAGATGTAGTGAAACATTATCTGTGCTTAATTCCCCTGCGATTCCCTCGGCGTTTCCCTCCTTTTTTCCCTTGTTTTTTGGCACGGAATCGTTGCTGACAGTTTCTTTTTTTTTTCCGTCCTCGTAATAACCAGCGGGCATACTAGCGCAAGCGAAAGCGTATTCTTCTTCCTGTTTTTCTTCTTCTAGTACCTCTTTTTCCTTCTTCACCTCCTCTTCTTTCTTCTCTCTTTTTTTCTCAGAGAAAGATACAGGTTTAACAATATGCTCTCTTTTGATAGAATTATATCCAGAAAGGTCCATTTGTAAATGATATGTTTTGACAAGCTGTTTATTTAATAAATGATTGATTCCATCCAAAGAGCAATTCAATAACACTTTATCTTGATTGAGTGACGGGTCTGTAATACTTACTTCTCTCTTATGGGTCATCAAATAATTGTATTCTAAGTTCAACTTATGTAAGGAGTTCATCAATATAGTGGGCAAGTCATACCCTTTCTGGAAAATCCATTTATTGGCATCCCGCTTCTTCTCTTTTCTAGCAATTTGATTCCTGGTAATTTGTCGGATTCTCCAATTGATTTCCAAGTCACTTTTTAGCAATTGTAAATATTTTTCCTTGTTCTTCTTTATAATCTTCATAGCATCATAACGGTGTGTAATAGGCAAATGAAGTTCGGAAATAACATATGTGCTAAAACTAATCCATTCCTGTTTGCTCTTAATGAATTTCTCTAAATTTTCTTGGATTTGGAAAATCTTAATAAAGGCAGCATAAATGGAAACAACGAAACTCATCACAGTAAATAGAATACTTAGTTTCAAATTCAAATCGCTGGATTGTCCACCAAATGTGGCAGCACTAATGGTTCCCGATGCGGTAGATAGAATAAATCCTAAAATAACATTGTTTCTTACAATATCTCTATTGTATTTAATAGCCACTTCCAAAATTTTTAATTGGTAATATGCCATGGATATCCAAATCATCAGTGTAACAATATTAGCGGGCGTCCAGTTATCGCCGTTAGAATCTTTATCAATGTCTTGACCAGAGAGAACAAGCGCTGTCGAATCCATTGGTTCCTCACTAATTCCAGAATCTTCCAGCTCTTTTAATAATGCCTTTACTTCAGGGGTTAACTTTTCTTTTTCCATAAGTATGCCTTATTTTATATATATACTTTTTATTTTGAATTAAATACGTTTTGCATATTTTAAGTAATTCAAAATAAATAATTCTAATGGGAAATAAATTTTCATCGATGAACAAAATGAACTTTGAAGATGTGCAAACTGCTAGTAAACACCCAGATACTTATTTGATAATAAACACATTGAGTGAATATGAACAGGGATGCCTAATTAAAAATACGATACCCGCTAGCAAAGAAGAGGAAATCATAAATCGTTATATCAAAGCCAATAAGGAGTGCAAATTTGTTATTTATGGAAAAAACACGAATGACGAACAACTTTATAAAAAATATGTGCAATTACAGGGATTAGGATTTACGAATATATATGTCTACCTGGGCGGACTATTCGAGTGGCTTTTACTGCAAGATATTTATGGTGCTGATGAGTTTCCAACAACGTCGAAAGAACTGGATATATTGAAATACAAACCGCAAGCTATCTTACACAGTCATTTCGCATGATGGAGAATCATAAGGAACCTTATACATTTTTAGAAAGAGAAAGTCTTTTTTATAAAAAGAGAGAACCCGGTCAGCCGTTTGTTTATCATAAAATTGCGACAAAGTAGGTCGTTTTCCTTCGTATTTGTCCATAGTTAAATTATACACGGGAAAATCAACGGGTTCAATCGTCGTATTTTCATGCCCTATTTTGAAATTCAAGACTTCCTCTGGAATCTTTTTTTTATATAATTTTTCTAAATATGAATAATCAATGGCTTTAATATCGTAGACCCTATGGATTTTCATAGAAGCGTCCCAATTATCGCGCAATTGCGGAGAAAAATGGAATCCGTCAATGATTTTTCCAACACCTCTATTATGTAACACTGTGACAAACTGATGAAATGTGAGTGGCATCGTAGTTGGCCAATTGGGATAAAATTTTCCAGTTTTTTTATATTTGTCTAAAAATCCTGAGACGAGTCTTTCATACGGATTTCTAACAATAATAATAATCTTATACTCATTGTGATTCTTTGGTAAAGGGTGTCTCGAATGAGGGCCATGTATCTCTCCATTTGCTCTCACAGTATCCGTCAAAAAATAAAACAAATTTTTAACAAAACTGCACCCGCATTTGGGTGACCAGCCAAAGATGATTTTATTTTTCTTATCCACTAAATAATACATTTTATATTACTATCTAATAGTAGTATTCAATATTAAATTTGTAAATACAATCGGTAATTTATTGGGTTTTACCTTTCTATATAATGATAAGTCCTTCATTTGCTAATTGGTCGGCCCTGCTATTTCTCTCTCTTGGAATGTGTTCGTATTCAATGCTAGTGAATTTTTTTTCCAACCCTTTGGCTCTATCATATAAGATTCGTAAAGAGTCTGAGTTGACTTTGTAAATACCTTTCATTTGATTGATGACAAGCTGGCTATCTCCTCTCACCATGAGTTCTTTACAGCCTTTATTGTTGGCTTCATTGAGTCCTAAAATAAGACTAGCATACTCAGCTATATTATTTGTTTCCTTCTCTCCGACAAATAGTTTTCCAGACCATATTTCCTTATCATTTTCATAAAGAACCGCTCCTGCTCCAGCTGGACCTGGATTGCCTTTGCAACAACCATCAAAGTATAAGATATGGTCAAATGTCTTTACTAATGTAGGTATGACCTTTTTACTATTCTTAAGTTTTGAAGCGAGAAAGAATGCGTGAGGATTCAACATAGTATATTATATACTGTAAAATATTTATATTAATAAATCAATTTTAATATAAATATTTTTTAGAACTATTATCAAATATAGTCACAGATAGTAACACAGTAATTGCCTGAAGGGTCTAAAGCCTCTTCAATAAAAAATGGCTTTCCACATCCGTAAATTTTGCCTTCGTTTTTTAAAGAATCACATAAAACCTTGGGCGAATGCGGGTCTATTTGTTTTCCTGAATCTTTATAAGTTCCATGACGAAAAATCCTACAATTTAATTGCTCGATGACTACGGGGTCTTGACAATGAGGACATATAATGATAATATCTTTTTTTACTTCTTCTTCTACTTTTTCGTCCATTCCTATATCTTCTTCCCTTCGT